TTCACTCACTCAAGCAGGGCTAGTTGAAGGTTTTCAGTGGGTAGATGGAAGCTTCACAGAACATATTGAACTTATTGAAAAAAGGCCACCGAATGATGTCGATGTTGTGACCTTTTTTCAATTCAGTAATGGCGATAATGATGCAATCGTAATCGGTAGAAAGCCAGAGCTATTTGATCATGATTTTGTTAAGAAGGAGTTTTTCGTAGATTCCTACTTCCAAGAACTTAATCTACCAAGTCATGAGCTTGTTGAAATGACTGTATATTGGTACAGTATGTGGGCACATAGACGCGATCTGTCGTGGAAGGGATTTATCCAAATCCCGTTAAACCCACAACTTGATGTTGTGGCAATGACTATACTTAATTCGGCTACTACTGAGGGGGTCAAACAATGAATCGTAATGATTATGTTTTCGCTCTCAGTGAGCGCGAGCAAATAAGTAATCTATTAAAAAATATGCCAACAAGTCATTCTATTAGCCGAAAAAGCTTAGAAGACCGTCTGGAGAAAGTTGAGCGATTAATTTCACAAGCTGACGTTCGAGAACATGAACCTACGCATGCTGTGTTAACTTTTAGAGGCCCAACAGTAGTTGGCACGCATGGCATTTCAGCAGTATTTGGAACAAAAGCTATATCTTGTTTTAATGATGCAATAGCTTACTTGGCAACCTCTTTCAATGGCCCACTTCCTGCATCAGGCAAGATACCAAACATAGAAAATAATCATCTCATGATTACCGCGTCAGCCCGTGGTTCTTTCGGATTCGTACTTGAAGAGTTTAGACCTGATGCTCCTCTTGAATTCGATGAAGAAACCCCAGTAGCAAAAGCTATTAATAAGGCCAGAAAAATATTTCAGGCAAGCTTGGATAATGATGATGAAGAATTGTCTGATGCTATAGAAAACTTAGACTCTCGGGCCTTAGATAAAATCAGAGCATTCATTCATTATCTGCATGAAAATAAAACAGTTTTTACACTTAAAAGCCAAGGTTTTAGCATCGTTTTTAGAGAGCCAAAACAGCTTGAAGCTGTATATCAACATCTCAGCAATGATAACATTCAGCAGGAAAAAATTATTGAGAACGTTATATTTTTGGGAACTCTTCCTAACAAGCGCCAATGTGAATTTATAGTTTTAGGTAACACTGATATCAGAACCGCTAGCATTGACAAAGCTGTAGATGACCCAGATATTATAAACAAGCACTTAGGAAGCGTTGCAACAGCCACGTTCCTGAAAAAAACTGTTGGTAAGGGCAAGCCCAGATACACTCTGGTTTCTCGACCTCAATGGGATATTAAATCAATCGATTAGAATGAGCCCCTTCAGCCCGGCCTCCGCGCCGGGTTTTCTTTTACCATCAGCCCGTCAAAAACACACCTAACGAATTGTATTTATTGAATAAATATAAATCACACTTATCACATTGCGCAATTCAGCTCCTACACATCCAGACTAGCTCTGCAAAACTTTAAAAAAATAAATCAATAGTAAAAACATGCACATAACCATTTGCGGTAATATTTTATCTCTAGCGGTGTTGACGAAAATACCTCCGGCGGTGATACTAAACACATCAGCAGGACGCTGGAAGCTAAATGGAACAGACTGGCAGGCTCTTTAAACAACGTCGACTCTCGACTACGTGGCTGAAAAGCCAGATCACCCAACCACATAAGCTGTGGGATGCAATGCCGAAGCAACCGTCTCAGGAGGAGCTTCGAGATTGCATCACCAAAGTTTATTCGGGAGGAATCTATGTCCAGAAAAACAGAATTTAAAGGCACCTCAGCTTCTCGTCGTAGAGCTCGTCGCGCAAACCTGCAAAGTCAGGAGGCGATTAGCTCCGACAAGCTACACAGACCAACCCCCTCTCGAGTGGTCTTGCAATGCAAGCGCAAACCAGCAATGAGAGCAGAAGTAATAACACTGACAACGTTGACCAGAAAATATGAAGGCTCAACTTGTCTTCCAAATGTAGCTCTTTACGCGGCAGGCTACCGGAAATCCAAACAACTGACAGCAAGATGACTTGTGTTGGTCGCCAGAAAATGAAATTAGGCAGCAAACCACTTATTTGAGAGGAATTAATATGTCATCAATCCGCTTAACTACGAGAATGAAAGAGAAAATCGCTCGTAACGCTTTAATTAAATCTGGGGTTTTCACTGAGCTTGAAGAAGTAACAAAGTTAAAGAACCAGCTTGCACTTGACGCCAGAGTTGTTGCGTTTGGCGGTAAAAAGAAAACTGAGGAAGTGGATCAGTTATCATCCAAGTTAATGGCTATAAGCGAAGAACTTGAAAAGCTGGGATGTTCATTTTACTCATGCGATGCCCGTTCAACTTCAATTTATCTGACTGTATCTGGCAGAAGGGTTGGCTGGTATTCATATGGGAAAGACGGCAACGGCGAAGATATATTGCTCCCTACTCCGACCAAAGATAAATGCATGTTTAGCGCAGAACACGAAATAACAAAAAGGTTTGATGAAATCTGCGCATTGCAACAAAAACTTGAAGCCAAGAAAAAGGATATCGAATCAAATGTATGGGCTGCTTTGAACTCAGTCACAACAGTTAAGCGACTTATTGAAGTTTGGCCTGAAAGCAAAGAGTTGCTACCAAAAGAAGCAGATAAAGCAAGTACAGCACTTCCTGCTTTACGGGTAGAAGATTTGAATAAGATGATTGGACTTCCTTCCGAGGTCGCATAATCGTCCTTTATTTTTGGCATAAACAACAGAATAAACACTGCACTGTGTATTCATTCCAACGAGTGAATACACGGAGCAATGTCGCTCGTAACCAAACAGGAGCCGACTTGTTCTGATTATTGGAAATCTTCTTTGCCCTCCAGTGTGAGGGCCTTTTTATATGCATACCAATAACGCTTCACTCGAGGCGTTTTTCGTTATGTATAAATAAGGAGCACACCATGCAATATGCCATTGCAGGGTGGCCTGTTGCTGGCTGCCCTTCCGAATCTTTACTTGAACGAATCACCCGTAAATTACGTGACGGATGGAAACGCCTTATCGACATACTTAATCAGCCAGGAGTCCCAAAGAATGGATAAAACACTTATGGCTATCCAGACTAAATTCACTATCGCCGCTTTTATTGGCGATGAAAAGATGTTTCGTGAGGCCGTCGAAGCCTACAGAAAATGGAGGTCAAAATGATTCCGGTAGAACTGGCGAAAACTCCAGAGTTAAGTCGATTAAAAAGAGAATATCACATTGCTGAGGCTCGTTACTGGCGTAAAGCGGGAGATAAATCAAAGAAACAACTTTGCTTATGGCAGGCACAAAGAGAGCGCATGAATGAGCGTGAGTTTCTTTCCTCCCCATCCGAATTACCATTCTGAGGCAAATTATGGGAACTGCGACATTAATACTCGGTGAATCTGGCACCGGAAAATCAACCAGCATGAGAAATATCAATCCAGAGGAAGCAATACTTATAAAACCAATAGGCAAGCCGCTTCCATTTAAATCAAAAGACTGGCTGGCATGGGATGCCAGAGCAAAAAAAGGAACCGTAGTTACCACTGACAAATGGGACGTAATAGTTGCCGTAATTAAGCGTGCTCACGAATACGGGAAAAGAATCGTTATTGTTGATGACTTCCAGTATGTGATGAGCAATGAGTTTATGCGCCGCTCAGAAGAAAAATCGTTTGATAAATTCACTGAGATAGGCCGCCACGCATGGGAGGTGATTAAGGCTGCACAGGATGCACCTGATGACCTGAGAGTCTATTTTCTCGCACACACCGAAGAAACCCCTATGGGGCGTGTGAAAATGAAGACTATCGGCAAAATGCTGGACGAGAAAATCACTGTCGAAGGCATGTTTACTATAGTTCTTCGCACCCTTACCCGCGATGACCAGTTCTTTTTCACCACGAAAAACAACGGTGCAGACACTGTTAAATCCCCAATAGGAATGTTTGATTCCAATGAGATTGATAACGATCTCTCTTTCGTCGATGCCACTGTTTGTGATTACTACGGCATCAATAATGTTCATCAAATTAAGGAAAACGCCGCATGAGCAACGTGATTTTTACTTATAACGAAGAAGCAGCACTGACCGCAGGGCAAGGTGGTTTTATTAACGAAACTGGCGCCCATATCATTACCATTACTGAAGCAGAACTAAAGAAATCAGAAAAAGGAGCCAAATTTATTGAGTTTTCTGGAGAATCCGACGACGGACGTAAAATCCAGTATCTTAGCGTTTGTGTTCAGAAAAATGACGGAACGGAAAACAAATTTGGCGCAAATGTCGTTCACGCCATGATGGGGTGTGCCGGGATTGGACAATTAACACAGCATATGGTTTCCGCCAGTAAATTTGTTGCACCTGAATTTCATGGAAAGAAAATCGGGTTAGTGCTCCAGAAAGTATTAACCACAAACAAAAAGACTGGCGCAGACAGCTACCAGATGGAAATACGCATCCCGTTTATTGCACAAACAGGTCAAACCCTTAAAGAAAAGGCAGAAGGCAAGCAACCAGAAACTATCGCCGACATGGTTGCCAGCCTCAAAGATAAAGACAATCGCTCTAAAAACGTAAGCCAGAATCATGCAGATGATTATGGTTACAGCCAGAACGATTACCCTGCTTTCTGATTACTGAAAATAAGGCTCCCATTATGCCAGCGCCTCTGTATGGTGCGGATGACCCGCGCAACTGCTCCGGTAGCTCCAAGGCGGAGGTGCTGGAGAATATCAAAAACAATTTCGACGCGTTTCTTGCTCTGACACCAGAAACAAAAGCAGAACGGATGTACCGACGCGATATACAACTCGCGCTAAAACAGGAGAAGGACCGAACAAACGAAACAGCAATGAGACCGTTGCGAAAAGCGACAATAGACAAATTCCCTGAATATATCGACCCGCGCCTGCGTAATTACCGCTCACGTTATGGTGCTATCAGTAATGACTGAGGAATTTACCATGAGAGGACTTGCATACAATCCCGGCATTCTTCCGGCAGAAATGATTATTCGCCAACGCGTAAAGCCAATGCCATCGAGAGAGGAATTGCTTAAGAGAAATTCTTTTCCGTCAGTGAATCAAAACAAATATCTGAATGCGATGTTGCGGAGTGGGAAGAAATGAAACAAATGTCACTAATTGAGATGGATGGATTCCTGAAAGGTAAATGCATCCCAAGCGATTTAAAGGTTAACGAAACAAACGCTGAATATCTGGTGCGTAAATTTGCTGAAGCGGAGGCCAAGTGCGCGGCGCTGGCGGCGGAGAGTGCGCTGGCTCGTAAGGCAGTTCAGGCATTCTGCGATGTTGTTGGCGACAACACCGAGGTTATCTGTGAGGCGGTTGGGAGAGATGGCGTTCTGGTTATTTTGGAGGCCATGAAGGCAACAGGAAATATGTCAGCCACCGACGCTTTCCTGGCTGAAATACGTGCGGAGGCACGCAACGAGGGGATTAACTACACCGCAAGCCGTCTTGCTGCTGCGTTCAATCACGGATTTATCAATAAGTCTTTGCGTGAAGTTTTCGACGTTACACGCATGATTTTGTCAGCGAAAGAAGAGTTGGCTAATGAACCGCATCCGATTGATGGCCTGTCCGGTGAATATGCGGAGAAATCCCTTGAAGAATGGGCGGAACAGATTCGCAAAGGAGGCAACCAGTGAGCAAGATTGACTATCAGGCACTGCGTGAGATAGCAAAACAGGCAACACAAGGCGAATGGGTCGCATTTATTTCGTCTGGTACTGGTACGTATGCGGTGCATACGCCCGGTGATGAACGATGTGAAGACGTTATCAAATGGACCGGCTTTGATGGACAGAAAAACGCAGAGAACAACGCCCATTATATCGCAGCTTTCAACCCTGAAGTAGTGCAGGCATTACTGGATGAACTGGAAGCCAAAGACAAAGCATGGTCCGCTCAGGACAACCATATCAACCAGCTGGCTGAACGAATTGAATCGCTGGAGAAGAAGAATGGCGAGATGGGAAGATCGCTGGAAGCCGCAGAGAAGCGCATAGCAGAACTGGAAGCACGGGAAATAAAACCAGCCAAAGGCGAAGTTCTTGTCGTTGTATCTGGTTTTACTGGTTGCGGGAAAAGCGCCATTGCCGGGGAAATAGAAATTGCGATGAAAGCTATTGGTGTGTCGGTTCAGTGGACTAATGGCGATGCGGAAAAGCGCATGACAGGAGCTGACTGGCTGACAGCGATTGAGATGTACAAACCAACTGTGCGCATCGTGGAAGTTAATGTGCCACGCGCCGCAGGCATTCGCATCAAAGGAGAGTGATATGACCACTATTACCAAAGAGCGACTGCTGACAATCAGGCAGTGGCGCGAAACATACGGACCTGGTAGCAACGTTGTACTGCCAGCAGAAGAAGCGGAAGAACTGGCACGAATTGCTCTGGCATCGCTGGAAGCAGAGCCGATAGGTTTCCGTTGCAGGCGCAATGATAACCTTGGTGATTGGAGTTACGTATATCATCGAGAGCCAGATGATTTTGAGCGCAAACATTTAGTGATAGAGGGCATTTACGCCGCCCCTCCAGCACCGGTAGTGCCTGAAGAAGCAACTCCGGAAAACGTAGAAATGCTCTCTGGCTATGTTTCAACGTACAAATTAACCGATAGCGAGCGCGATATTGCTGCCGAAATATGGAACGCCTGCCGCGCCGCCATGCTTCAGTCCGGAAACTTTCGGGAAAACAAGAATTCGTCAACCAATAATTTTCGGGAAATCGCGGAAACGTCAACCAACTATCCGGCAATTCCTAGTGAGGTGTTGTCCGCAATCCTGAAGGTTGCCAGGATTCGTGCCGATTTCGATGATTTTGACGGTGACAGGCGAGGTATCGGTGATTGTCTGGATGAGGCTGAGCAAGAGCTTATCGTTACCATTAACAAATATGCCAGTCAGTTGGCAGCAGAACCTATAGCGCCTAATGACGTTCGAGAGCAGACAGCCATTCCACAAGTTCCGGTAACTCCGGATGGTTGGATAAGCTGTAGTGAGCGAATGCCAGAAATGGGAGAGCGACAATGCTATGTGTTAGCTGCTGACTTTAAAAACAACTACCTACCAAGCATCCCCAACACTCAGGTCGGCGTATATGGCGACTGGTTTAATGATGGCAAGCCCACTTGGGATGACGGTGGTGGCGAAGACCTGTATCTCAAGGAGGTAACCCACTGGATGCCGCTGCCAGAACCGCCGCAGGAGGTTAACCGTGGCTAACCTGCAACTTGCCGTTAAAGGTGAATACTTCGATGCCATGATTCGCGGAGAGAAAACGGAAGAGTATCGCCTGTGTAATGACTACTGGAATAAGCGAATTATGTTCCGCGAGTATGACCGCCTGATTATCACAAAGGGATATCCGAAGCGCGACGATTCCAGCCGCAGAATTGACGTCCCGTATGACGGATATGAAATCAAGACAATCACACATCCGCACTTCGGCGATAAGCCGGCAAAGGTGTTCGCGATAAAGGTGAATATTGATGGCTAAATCAGCAGCAGAGCGCAAAGCCGCTCAGAGAGCCAGACAAGCTGCATCTGGTGTGCGTAAGCTGGAAATTGTGCTTGATGCTCAGGAAATTGAAATGCTGGAGCGTAACTGTGCCACGCGTCGCCCCGGGCGTGCGCCTTACGAATTTGGTGAGTATATAGCGTTACTGATCCGCCAGGATGATGCACGCGTGCACGGGCGTATAAAATCGATCAGCAGAAACGTTGCGGTAAGTGCGGCGAGAGAGTTCCCGTTAATTCATGCCCGTGTAATGGTGACTCGGAATGCTGGGTGACTAAAGGCTGGCATGAAACGAAATTAATAGCGTGACATGTCACGAGTAGATTATGCATGATGAATTTGATGGGTTTTGAATACTGCCGCCAACTATGGCGGCTTTATTTTGCATGGTACTATTACCACAACGGTAACTATTACCACGGTGGTTATGATGCCTGCTGAACCTAAAACCTATAAACGCAAATCAACGCAATTTAAGCCACTAACAGCAATGCAGGAGGCTTATTGCCAGTCATACATCAAAACGCCTGAAAACCAGACTCAGGCAGCGATTAACGCAGGATTCTCCCCAAATACAGCGGCAGTTAAAGCCAGTCTCATGATGCGCGATGAACGCATTCAAAAACGGATTGCCGAGCTGATGGAAGAGCGCAACAAACGAATGCGCGTCAGTGCTGATTACGTTCTCATGCGCCTGGTGGAGATCGACCAGATGGACGTGATCGACATCCTCAACGACGATGGGAGCCTTAAGCCAATCCGCGAGTGGCCGAAAATCTGGCGCACTACGCTTAGTGGCTTTGATCTGTCATCGACCATCATGAACATGAACGAGGATTCGATAGAGACAATCCTCAAAAAAATTAAATGGCCTGACAAGGTGAAGAACCTCGAACTGATTGGTAAGCACGTCGACGTCAACGCATTCAAAGAACGCCTGGATGTTAATGTGAATGTGACAATTGCTGATCGCATAGCGGCAGCCAGGAAGAGACTGAAAGAACGTCAGGATGGCAATCAGTGACAGATACAGCGTTATCTCCTGAAGAGCAGTTAATCGAGGATATTGCAGGGTTCACTCACGATCCGCTTGGCTATGCCCTCTATGCGTTCCCATGGGGGGAAGAGGGGACTGAACTGGCACATGCCACCGGCCCACGTCAGTGGCAGGCTGATGCGTTCCGAGAGATACGTGATCACCTGCAGAATCCAGAGACGCGCTATCAGCCGCTTATGCTGGCACGCGCTTCTGGTCACGGTATTGGTAAATCCGCATTCATCTCAATGCTGATCAACTGGGGCATGTCCACTTGCGAGGATTGTAAGGTCGTGGTGACCGCCAACACCGACAACCAGCTACGAACGAAGACCTGGCCGGAAATTATCAAGTGGTCGAACCTTGCTATCACGAAAGACTGGTTTACCTGTACCGCTACCGCGATGTACAGCAATGACCTAGGGCACGACAAGCGGTGGCGGGCTGACGCAATACCCTGGTCTGAGCACAACACCGAGGCATTCGCCGGACTACACAACGAGCGCAAACGCATCATCGTGGTGTTTGATGAAGCGTCGAACATTGCGGATCTGGTGTGGGAAGTTGCCGAGGGTGCGCTTACGGACGAAGACACTGAGATTATTTGGGTGGCGTTCGGAAACCCTACACGTAACACCGGGCGTTTTCGCGAATGTTTCCGCAAATATAAACACCGCTGGAAAACTGCGCAGATTGACAGCCGGACGGTGGAAGGCACTAACAAACAGCAGTTGCAGAAATGGGTTGATGACTACGGGGAAGACAGCGACTTCGTTAAAATCCGTGTGCGTGGCATATTCCCTGATGCATCTGAATTGCAGTTTATCCCTACCGGTCTTACTGACGAGGCAATGAAACGGGTGGTAACCGCTGCGCAGGTTGCACATGCTCCGGTGATAATCGGCGTTGACCCGGCATACTCCGGCGTTGATGACGCTGTGATATACCTGCGGCAGGGGCTACACAGTAAGGTGCTGTGGACTGGCAACAAGACTACCGACGATCTGATTATGGCGAAGCGTATCGCTGACTTTGAAGACCAGTATCAGGCTGACGCGGTGTTCATCGACTTCGGTTACGGAACCGGTTTGAAGTCAATCGGTGACGGCTGGGGTCGTACATGGCAACTTGTTCCGTTCGGTGGCGCGTCTACTGACCCGCAGATGCTCAACAAGCGTGGGGAGATGTTCAATTCATGCAAGACATGGCTGAGGCTGGGCGGCATGCTGGATGACCAGGAAACAGCAGACGACCTGTCGGCGGCAGAGTACAAAGTTCGAGTGGACGGTAAAATCGTTATCGAACCGAAGGAAGATATCAAGGAGCGGCTTGGGCGTTCACCGGGTAAAGGCGATGCGCTACTGCTGACGTTTGCGTTCCCTGTGTCTAAGCGTCTGCGAATTCCCGGTCAGCAGAACCAGCAAGGCAAGGCCATCACAGATTACGATCCCTATGCTTAATCCGCTGGTGGGGATAATGTCGTTGATATCCTCTGGTGAGGATAAAACAAAGCCAGCTCATAGGCTGGCTGTTTGTGACATGTCACGGTGTTATTTCGGTAGATTGTGTTTGGCATTCGACTCGTCTATCACGTAACGCATTGCAGTTCGACCGAGATTACCAGGATCTTCATGCAGACTCACTCGTGCCTTTAGGAGCACACATTCAGCCTTGACATAGTTTGCTGGAATTATTCCTACCTCGGCATTTTTAAATGCCTCCTTCACCGCCTCACCGTTGTACTGACCGCCAAGCAACTCTGTACATGTCAGGTTGTTATGGATAATTGCAAGGAGATCTTTAATCTCTTCACGCAGGTTTACAATCGCCATCGCGGCATTGATAGCTGCGGCATAGCGCTCAGCTGCAGTCTTCTCTTTCATGATTTTCACCTTAAAAAAATGCCCGGCGAATCGGCGGGCTGATTGTGACATGTCACGGCGTTAGAAGGTTATTTTATCGAATGCGGCGTTGATTGCCTTGGCGTCCTGCTCAGCACCAACCACATCAAGTAAAGATCTTTTACTAAGCACTTCAGCCAGGCATTGTAACTTCATGTTGTATAAGTTTTCGCGCATGTAATCATCATCACTTTTTTCTTTGGCGTATACAGCGCGAGAAATATCAAACACATTGCCTTTTTCCATTTCAGTTTTCTGCGCTGAAATCCAGTCATGGCAAGTAACTCCTATTCCATGGTCATCGCTAAGCGTTAACCCGGCAAGTCGCTCACCTGGAATTGCTTCACAAAGCATTTCATTTCCTGCAAAAACACCATAAAAAATTGAGTCATCACCCTGAACAATGCGTACATATTTGCACGGCCATTCATTTAGATATTTAGCTAGCATGTCGGCTGTTTTCATGATCTCACCTAAAAAAAATGCCCGGCGAATCGGGCGAACTGGAAGCAATGAGTTATGCCTTCCGTGGCTGTACTGGTTTACAGCATGAAGCCATCGCAATGGCGTCATGCTGTAAAAAGGGCGGTGATAGTCCTTCAAGGGAAACCATCACCGCCAAGCCCCTGGAACTTCTGGCATCACGGTCCTTAGGCGTGATTCTGGCGTGGCATGCAGGATTCGAACCTGCGACCAACCGCTTAGAAAGCGGTTGCTCTGTCCAGCTGAGCTAATGCCACAACGCTGAGAGCACTTAGCCTGTTAAGGCGCCACACTTTGTCGCGGCTCCATAAATGCTCTCATCGTTGTACCCTCGTCTCTTCCGAGGCGTCACACCGAATCGCCGGGATGGTGAATCCCCGTGCGCGGAATAAAACCGCTCGACTTGCACATTCCGGCTACCTGGTTCGTTTGCCACAGCCAGGGAGGGTGCCCCTTAAACGTATCCAGACCGCTATCGGCGCATGTGCCATACGCCGTACTGCTCAAAATAAAAGCTCACTCCACCTGTTCAATTTAACGACAAGCCAGTCAGGTTAGTAACCGGAATGAACTCTTTGGTTACCTGAAAGGTAATAATTTGTGCGTTAAATGTCAACTACCTACGATAAATAAATCATATGTGGTTAAATTGGTAATAATTTAATTGCGTACGGAGTCATTGATATGTGCATGGGTAGCTCACCATCAGTGCCTGCAACACCAGAAGTTCAGGCAGCACCACAGGAGCAGGATGCCGCCGTTGTTGATGCCCGCGACGAAGAAACTCGTCGCCGTCGCGCTGCTGCTGGTCGTAGTTCTACGCTGCTTACCGGTTCTCAGGGCGACACATCAACCGCTAATACCAGCGGTAAAACGCTGCTTGGTCAGTAACCGGAGTCATTGAAATGGCGGAAACAACTAAAGAGCGATTGAACAAACAGTTCGCACAACTTGAAAGCGAGCGTCAGTCGTTCGAGCCGCACTGGCGCGAGTTGAGTGATTACATCAACCCGCGTGGTTCCCGCTTTCTGACTTCTGAGGTCAACCGTAACGATCGACGCAATACACGCATTATTGATTCGACCGGGACTATGGCGGCGCGCACTCTCGCCAGCGGCATGATGTCAGGCATCACAAGCCCCGCGCGTCCGTGGTTTCGCCTGGCTACGCCAGATCCTGAAATGATGGATTATGGCCCTGTTAAGTTGTGGCTTGAGGCGGTGCAGAACCGCATGAACGATATGTTCAATAAGTCGAATCTCTATCAGTCGCTGCCGCAGTTATACGGAAGCCTCGGCACATACAGCACTGGTGCAATGGCAGTGCTGGAGGATGACGAGGACATCATTCGCACAATGCCATTCCCGATAGGCAGTTACTACCTGGCTAACTCACCTCGTGGCAGTGTGGACACCTGTTTTCGCAAGTTCTCTATGACTGTTCGTCAGCTTGTTCAGGAGTTCGGGCTAAATAACGTCAGCGAATCCGTAAAAAGCATGTGGGAAAGCGGAACCTACGAGAAGTGGATTGAAGTGATGCATTCGGTTTACCCGAACATTGACCGCGATACATCGAAGCTGGATAGCAAGAACAAGCCATTCAAATCGGTTTATTACGAGGTTGGTGGCGATAACGACAAGTTGTTGCGTGAGTCCGGATTCGATGAGTTTCCAATTATGGCTCCGCGCTGGGAAGTTAACGGCGAAGATGTTTATGGATCATCATGCCCGGGTATGCTGGCGCTTGGACCTGTTAAGGCATTGCAGCTTCTCCAGAAGCGCAAGTCGCAGTTGATTGATAAAGCCACCAATCCGCCGATGGTTGCTCCGACTTCCCTCAAGAATCAGCGTGCCTCCCTTCTTCCTGGCGACATCACGTATATCGATCAGATTACTGGTCAGGATGGTTTCAGGCCTGCTTATCTGGTTAACCCCAGTACAGCAGATTTGGTGGCAGACATTCAGGACACCCGTCAAATCATTAACAGCGCCTACTTTGTCGATCTGTTCATGATGTTGCAGAACATCAATACCCGCTCGATGCCTGTTGAAGCGGTGATCGAAATGAAAGAAGAAAAACTTCTGATGTTGGGGCCGGTTCTGGAGCGTCTGAACGACGAATGTCTTAATCCTCTCATTGACCGCGCTTTCTCGATGATGGTGCGTAAAAACATGCTGCCGCCACCGCCTGACGCGATGGAAGGTATGCCCCTGAAGGTCGAATACATTTCCGTCATGGCTCAGGCGCAGAAGTCTATCGGCCTGTCCAGTCTGGCGTCTACGGTCAACTTCATTGGTCAACTTGCGCAAGCGAAACCAGAAGCTCTCGACAAACTCAACGTTGATCAGGCGATCGATGCATTCGCTGATATGTCCGGAGTGTCTCCAACCGTCATTGTTCCGCAGGAACAGGTTGAGCAGGCTCGCCAGCAACGGGCACAGCAACAACAGCAGCAACAAATGATGGCGATGGGGATGGCGGCGGCACAGGGTGCCAAGACGCTAAGCGAAGCTAAAACTTCGGATCCGAGTGTTTTGTCAGCTATGGCGAATGCAGTTAGTGGTCAGGGTGGGCAATCACAATGACAGATTACGAAGACGATCAACTGAAAGAAGAAAACGCCCGTAAGCAACGTGACATGGCACAGCGTGAAATTGATGACATTTGCTTTGTCATGAGCAGTGAACAGGGGCGTCGCGTTGTCTGGTCGGTGCTGGAGAAAGGCCGTGTGTTTTCCGCTATCTCACCGATGGACGCTATGGCAATGGCATTTAATGAGGGGCAACGCAATCTGGCGCTGGAACTGTTTCAGCGCGTTATGGCGCATTGCCCTGAACAGTATTTGAAGATGGCCAAAGAGGCCAGTGAACAGGAGTGATCATGAATTTATTTGAGCGTTTGCTGTATCGCCGTCTTTGCAATGAGCAACCAGTCGATGGTGGAGCAGCTCCGGCTGCGTCAGAACCGTCAGCGCCTGCAGGTGATAACCCTGCTCCAGTTGGTGATCCATCACAACAGGAAGGTGATAAGCCACAACCTGTTGCTGATGGCGATAAACCTGCTGATGACAAAAAGCCTGAAAACGATAAGCAGGATGAAAAAAAGGACGGCGATAAACCAGAGGGTGCGCCTGAAAAGTACGAGTTTCAGGCTGCCGAAGGCGTAGAGCTGGATACAGAAGCGTTGAAGGAATTCGAGCCGGTGGCGCGAGAACTAAACCTGACCAACGAGCAAGCGCAAAAGCTGGTTGATGCTTATCCGAAGATTCTGGCAGGTGTTCAGCAGCGCCAGGCAGAAGCCTGGCAGAAAACAACCGAGCAGTGGGCAGCGGATGTAAAAGCCGACAAAGAAATCGGTGGCGACAAGTTGATTTCTAACCTTAGCGCCGCACAGCGTGCGCTTGACCAGTTCGGGACACCTGAACTCAAAGAATATCTGAACACCACCGGGCTGGGTAATCACCCTGATCTGGTCAAAACGTTCGTGAAAATCGGAAAGGCGATGTCTGAAGATGGCATGGTCACCGGTGGTAATGAAGGCCAGCGTAGTGCGGCCGAAGTGCTCTATGGCAAATAAGAGAGGAAATGACAATGGCTGTTAAAGGCTTAACTGCGCTAACGCTGGCTGACTGGGGTAAGCGCGTCGATCCAAACGGGAAAGTCGATAAGATTATCGAGCTTCTCGGTCAAACTAACCCGATCCTTCAGGATATGCCTTTTGTCGAAGGGAACCTTCCTACCGGACACCGAACCACCATTCGTTCTGGTTTACCTTCAGCTACCTGGCGTTTGCTGAACTATGGCGTACAGCCAAGCAAATCAACCACAGTGCAGGTAACCGATTCCGTTGGCATGCTGGAAACCTATGCGGAAGTCGATAAGTCACTGGCTGATCTGAACGGCAATACCGCCGAATTCCGCCTGTCTGAAGACCGCGCATTTATTGAAGCGATGAATCAGCAGATGGCGCAGACGCTGTTTTATGGTGATTCCAGCGTTAACCCTCAGCAGTTTATGGGACTGTCCTCCCGCTATTCCAGCCTGTCTGCGGGTAATGCTCAGAACATCATTGATGCTGGTGGCACGGGTACAGATAACACCTCAATCTGGTTAGTGGTGTGGGGCGAAAACACCGTGCATGGCATCTTCCCGAAAGGGCAGAAGGCTGGCATCCAGATGGAAGATAAAGGCCAGGTGACACTGGAAGATGCTAATGGCGGCAAGTACGAAGGCTATCGCACCCATTACAAATGGGATAACGGACTTGCTCTGCGTGACTGGCGTTATGTTGTTCGCATTGCAAACATCGATGTCAGCAATATTTCAGAACCATCCTCTGCCGCAAATATTGCGAAGTTGATGGTTAAAGCACTACATCGCATTCCAAACCGTGGCATGGGCCGCCCGGTGTTCTACATGAACCGCACTGTAGGCCAGGCTCTTGATCTGCAATCTCTGGAGAAAACATCTCTGGCTATCAGCGTAAAAGAGACTGAAGGCGAGTGGTGGACTTCATTCCGTGGTGTACCAATCCGTGAAACTGATGCGCTTCTGGAAACAGAATCCCGCGTGGTGTAACGCCTGTTATTAACCTGTGGGTCGTAACAGACCCACTAATGGAGAAAGAAGATGATCACCGACAAACTGTTGATGTTCTCCGAAGCTCAGGCGGTTACGAATACCGCGGCTTCTACTGACGTAATCGATCTCGGTCCAATTGACGGAAAACGTCGTGATATCGGCGTGGGTTACCCGCTTGAGTTTTGGGCGCTGGTTAACGCAGCCGCCGCGGCAAGCGGTGATGCAACTGTAAACATCCAGTTGCAGACGAGTGAGAATAACAGCTCATGGACCACTATTTATGATAGTGGCGCACTGGCAAAGACCGCCCTGACAGCAGGTAAACGAGTTGTTTCTGCAAAGGTGCCTGCCGGTGTTCAGCGATATCTGCGTGTTAACTACTCCGTCGCAACTGGCCCACTAACGGCTGGCAAATTCACTGCGGGTATCAGTCTGGATGTTGATGCCAATACGCCGTACCCGATCCGCTCAAAAGTAACTGGTTAAGGTGATATCGATGTCAGGTGAGAAACCAAGATACCGCGTTCTGCGCCTCTCTCATATCCATAACACTCTGTGGCCGGAGGGGGCAGAAATCGAATACGAAGGTGAGCCTGGTAGCGCACTGGAACCTGTTAACGATGCAGCCAGACAGGCAAAAGCAAAAGTTGCAGGAAAGGTGTCAATGGCAGCAACCAGCACCAAAATCATCAACGATGTGTCAGATGATGGTGAACTGGATAAGCTCCGTGAAGAGTACGAATTGCTCTTTAACGAGAAGCCACACCATAACGCCAAAGCCGAAACGCTACGCGAGAAGATCGCAGATAAGCGTAAAGAACTGGGCGTGTAAGCCTCGCGAATCAGACAAGGGGCTTCGGCCCCTTTATTGCAGGAGTATAGAAACTTATGGCCTCTGTAGTAGAGATCTGCAATCGTGCGCTGTCCAATATTGGCAACAGCCGCAGCATTAACAGCCTGACGGAAGCCAGCAAGGAAGCGGGGGAATGTTCGCTGCACTTTGAGGCCTGCCGTGATGCTGTGCTTTCTGATTTTGACTGGAACTTTGCTACCAAACGCGTGGCGCTTGCAGATACGAGCAATCCACCGCCTGACTGGGAATATGCGTACCAGTACCCGTCAGATTGTCTGCGCATTACTGAAATTATGCTTCCTGGTGTACGCAATCCAACAGCAGCAATGCGCGTTCAGTACGAAGTTGGTGCAGACACCAACGGAACAGGAAAATTGATCTACACAGACCAGCCGCAGGCATGGCTCAAGTATGTCTCTCGCGTTTCAGATGTAAACATGTTTGATGCCATTTTTATGGAGGCGCTGGCCTGGCGTCTTGCGGCAGCCATTAACATGGCGCTGACTGGGAATGCGGATCTCGGTACATTTGCTCTCAATATGTACAATCGCGTGATTCTTAGTGCTGGCTCGCATAGCCAGAATGAATCACAGGAACCACAGCCACCGGTTGACGAGTTTACCATTGCGAGGTTGTCCTGATGGCTATCAGTTGGATCCAGCCCAGCTTTGCCGGTGGTGAGATTGGACCGTCGTTGTACGGGCGTATTGACATGGCGAAGTACCAGGTGGCATTGCGCAAGTGCGATAACTTTATCGTGCGGCAGTATGGCGGCGTTGAGAATCGACCAGGTACGCGTTTTGTCGGTGCCGCCAAATACCCAAATCGGAAATGCCGCCTGATCCCGTTCCAGTTCTCGACGGTTCAGACCTATGCTCTGGAGTTCGGACACCAGTACATGCGCGTTATCAAAGATGGTGCGTTGGTGCTGAACAGCAGCAATGTTATTTATGAAATTGCCACGCCATATACTGAAGCCGATCTGTTCCGAATTAAATTCACGCAAAGCGCCGACGTGCTTACGCTTGTTCATCCGGCATACCCGCCGAAAGAGTTGCGTCGCTATGCGCATGACAACTGGCAACTGGTTGATGTGGTAACGAAGAACGGACCATTTGAAGATATCAATATTGACGAGTCAGTGACGGTTTATGCCAGCGCCAGCACCGGGACAATTACGTTAACGGCAAGCGCCTCTATTTTTGGCGCGGAGCAGGTAGGCAAATTGTTCTATCTGGAACAGCCTGCAGTGGATTCTGTGCCGGTATGGGAAACCAGTAAGAGTACGTCAATTGGCGATATTCGCCGTGCAGACAGTAACTACTATCGCGCCGTTACAGTAGGCAAAACAGGCACTTTGCGCCCTTCGCATACAGAAGGCACATCATGGGATGGCTGGGGCGGATCCGGTGATGATGATACCGGCATTGAGTGGGAGTATCTGCACAGTGGTTTTGGCATTGCCCGTATCTCTGCTGCAAATGGAACTACTGCAACTGCCGAGGTGATTTCCTATATCCCTTCGCAGGTAGTTGGCGAGGATAATGCCAGCTATAAATGGGCTAAATATGCCTGGAACAGTGTTAATGGTTATCCTGGCACTGTTGTTTATTATCAACAACGTCTTTACTTCGCCGCATCGACTGCGTTTCCTCAGACTATCTGGGCCAGCCGTACCGGGGATTATAAGGATTTTGGCAAAAGCAATCCTACGCAGGATGACGACAGAATTATCTACACCTATGCCGGGCGTCAGGTTAATGAGATCCGCCACCTGATTGATGTTGGTTCGCTGGTGGCGCTGACTTCCGGAGGTGAGTACGTCATCACTGGCGACCAGAACAAAGTGCTTACCCCATCACCATTTGCATTCAGCTCTCAGGGATCAAATGGCTCGAGCAATGTCCCACCAATTGCCGTGGCGAATATTGCTCTGTTCGTCCAGGAGAAAGGCAGTGTTGTCCGTGATCTGGCCTACTCATTCGATGTTGACGGCTATCAGGGGAACGACCTTACTATCCTTGCCAATCATCTTTTTCAGAAGCACAGCATTGTTGACTGGTGCTTCTCAATAGTCCCTTACTCCAGCGCCTTCTGCATCCGTGATGACGGTAAATTACTGGTGATGACCTATTTGCGTGATCAGCAGGTTTTTGCATGGGCACCACAATCCAGTACCGGAAAATATGAAAGCACATGCAGTATCAGCGAAGGCAATGAAGATGCGGTGTATTTCGTCGTTAACCGAACCGTTAACGGGCAAACAGTGAGATACATCGAGCGACTGTCCAGCCGTTTATTTACCAGCGATGAAGATGCTTTCTTTGTTGATTCTGGCCTTAGCTATGATGGAAGAAATACGTCTGACAGAACGATGATCATCACTGGTGGTTCTGGCGAATGGGATTACCGCGCGGAATATACAATCAGTGTTTCTGGTGGTGCGTACTTCACCAGTAGTGATGTCGGCGCGCAACTACAGTTCCCTTATACCGGAACTGATCCTGATACTGGCGATGAGGTGTCAAAAGAATTACGTTGCGACATTATTTCTGTAACCAGCAATACCGCTGTAGTGGTTCGTGCTAACAGGAACGTCCCGCCATCCCTCAGGAATGTGGCCACCACGAACTGGCAGATGGCGCGCCGGACATTTGGAGGCCTGTCTCATCTTGAAGGCCAGACCGTAAACATTCTCTCTGATGCGAACGTGGAACCACAGAAAGTGGTTTCCGGAGGTGCCGTCACGCTGGAATCACCGGGGGCTGTAGTGCACATCGGCCTGCCAATAACTGCTGAATTCGAAACACTGGATATCAACATTAACGGACAGGAAACGCTGCTGGACAAAAAACAGGTGATCCCGTCCGTTACTCTGGTTGTGAATGCCAGTCGCGGCATCTGGGCGACTACGCCCGGCGGTAAATGGCACGAATATCCACAGCGTGAATTCGAGTTCTACGATGATCCTGTTGATGATGCTACCGGAAAAGTAGAAGTGAAACTGGACAGTAACTGGGGCAAAAACGGGCGTGTAAAAATCCGTCAGCTTGACCCGTTGCCGCTGTCTGTTCTTGCCGTTATTCCTCGCCTTACTGTTGGGGGATTCTGATGATCGATGTTCAAATTATTCCCGCTACCGAAGAGCATCTTCAGATGATTTTGCCGGATGTTCGTCAGGCTGATATTGACGAACTGTATGCGGTATCGCTGATGACTACCAAAGATGCGCTGCGTGTTGGTCTGCGTACTGCGACTATGGCCTGGTCAGGGTTCGCGAACGGAGAACTGGTAACCATGTTTGGCGTATCTCCGGCGTCAATGATCGGTGGCAATGGTACGCCCTGGCTGGTCGGAACCAGCCGTATCGAAAAATATCAGAAGACATTTCTTCGCCACTGCCGCCCTGTATTGCAGCAGATGCTGGCAGTTTATCCGCGCCTGGAAAACTATGTCGACGAGCGAAACCATGTTGCCAAAGCATGGCTGCACTGGCTTGGATTCAGGCTTGAAGAAGCCGCGCCTTATGGTGCTCTTGGTCTTAATTTCCACAGATTTCACATGGAGAGAAAATAATGTGCGATCCGGTTATTGCTGGTGGCGCAATGCTCGCCATGAGTGGCATTCAGGCATACACCCAGCACCAACAGGGAAAGTATGCCTCGAAGGTTGCAGAAGCGAACGCAGATATAGCCACAGCTCAGGCAAATGATGCAATAAACAGAGGTAACGCTGAAGCTGAGCAACGACGCAGAGAGACCCGACAGCGGCTTGGTACACAGGCGGCGACAATGGGGGCTACCGGCGCTGATTTATCTACAGGTAACGCGCTGGATATATTTGGCGACACTGCCCAGTTTGGCGCTCTTGATTCGCTGACGACGGTGAATAACGCGCAACGCGAGGCTTACGGTTATCAGGTTCAGGCTGCCAACTATAAAGCAGAAGCCAGTTCAGCCCGTAAACAGGGGAATGTGGGAGCAGCAACAACATTGCTCACTGCGCCTCT